GGGCGTGTTGGCCACGGTGGACCGGGCGGCGCTGACCACCATGGTGGAATCGTGGGCAGAGTTCCACGACCTGACGAAGCGGAAACGGGAGCTGGACCGGAACAGCGCGAAACACCAGTTCACCGCGGACCAGGCTAGGATCCGGCAGGCCATCAACGCGGCGTGGAGCCGGTGGGCCAAGATGGCCCAGGCGTTCGGGCTGACGCCCGCCGACCGCGCGCGCGTGCAGGTGGAACCACCGGAGGACACCGATAGCACGGACCAGGACTACTTCGGGCCGCGGCTTGCGGCGGACGCGTAGAGCGATCCCCCGGCGGTGGCGTGACCTGCTGACCCTGATTCCGGAATATGACCCAATCGAAACCGCGCCCGCCGGGGCGTGGTTTGACGCGGACGAAGCAGACCGGGCGGTCCGTTTCTTCCCGCGGTACCTGCACCATGTCAAGGGCACGCTGGCCGGACAGCCCCTGACCCTGGAACCCTGGCAGGCCGCGGCCACCGGGTGCCTGTTCGGCTGGAAGGGGGCGAACGGGGCGCGTAGGTACCGGGAGGCGTTTATCTACGTGCCCCGCTGACGCAAGAACGGGAAAACCACGTGGGTGGCCGGCCTGGGCCTGTACGCGCTCCTGGCGGACGGTGAGCTGGCCCCCGAAGTGATCTGCGCGGCGAGCACCCGCGACCAGGCCGGGATCGTGTGGGACATCGGCCGCCGCATGATCCTGCTGGACAAGCGCCTGCAGCGGCAAACCCGCATCAATCACACGGCGAAATCCATCACCGGGGACGGGGTAATGGGCGGCACCATGAAAGCGGTGGCGGGCGAAGCCGGGCCGCTGCACGGCACGAACCCCAGCGTGGCCCTGGTGGACGAGCTGCACACACAGCCCAATGGCGAACTGCTGGAAAGCCTGGACACCGGGCAGGGCAGCCGGCGGCAGCCACTCATGTTCACGATCACCACCGCCGACTATGAACGCGAATCCCCGTGCAACGCCAAGTATCGCTACGCCACCCGCGTGCGCACGGAGGAACTGCACGATCCCCATTTCCTGCCGGTGATCTTCGAAGCCGCGGCCGATGACGATTGGACCAGCCCCGCCACCTGGGCCAAGGCCAATCCGAACCTGGGCGTGAGCGTCACCCGGGAGTTCATGCAGCGCCAATGCCGCAAGGCGGTGGAGGAACCCGGGTACGAAAACAGCTTCAAGCGCCTGCACCTGAACATTCGGACGCAGCAGGATATCCGTTGGCTGCAGCTGCACCGATGGGACCTGGGCGGGGCGGACGACCCCGTGGCCTGGCGGCGGGAACAGCTGGAACGCCTGGCCGGCCGGGAGTGTTTCGCGGGGCTGGATCTGAGCTCCACCAGCGACCTGACCGCCCTGGTGCTGCTGTTCCCGGAATCGGACGACCAGGACGGGGACGCGCCACCGCAGCGGTTCACGGTGCTGCCGTGGTTCTGGACGCCCGAGGACCAGGCCCACAAGCGCGAACGGCGGGCGGGCATCCCGTACGTCACGTGGAGCCGGCAGGGGTTCATGGAGCTGACGCCCGGCGACGAAGTGGACTACGAACAGGTGCGCCACCGAATCCTGGACCTGGCGGACCGGTTCGCCATCGTGGAGCTGGCGGCGGATCGGCTGTTCCAGGGCGCCTACCTGTGTCAGAAGCTGCGCGAGGACGACGGGCTGCCGGTGATCGCGTTCGGGCAGGGGTTCGCCAGCATGGCCGCACCGTGCGCGGAGTTCGGCAAGCTGGTGAACCGGGGTACTATCTTGCACGGGGGGAACCCGGCGCTGCGGTGGCAGGCCGGCAACGTGACGGTGGCCCTGGATGCGGCGGGCAACATGAAGCCGGACAGGCGCAAGAGCACCGAAAAGATCGACGGGGTGGTGTGCTGCATCATGGCGTTGGCCCGGGCGATCGCGGCGCCCGAGTACCGCAGCGTGTACGAAGCGCGCGACATGGAGACATTCTGATGTCACCCCAGGACCAGATCACGTTCATGTCCACGGCGGGACAGCAGCACCGCGCCAGCGCGGAGAATCCATCCACCCCGTTGTCCCAGGCGGACGAATGGCTGTATGACGCGTGGGGCGCCAGCCCGGCGCCGTCCGGCGTCCGCGTGAACACCAAAACCGCGCTGACCCTGGACGCGGTGTATCGGGCGGTGGACCTGATAAGCGGCGCCGTGGCCAAGGTGCCGCTGAACGTGTACCGGCAGGCGAACGGCGGGTGGGTGGACGCGCCCGAACACCCGGCCAGCTGGCTGCTGCGGGACCAGGCGAACGAGAACACCACCGCGTACGAGCTGAAACGAACCCTGACCATCAACCTGCTGCTGGCCGGCAACGGGTACGCGGTGATTGACCGGGACGGCGATTTCCGGCCCACGGGGCTGCTGCAGGTGGCCCCCGAATACCTGTACCCGGTGAAGGTCAACGGCCGGCTGTTCTACGTGCTGGACATGCCGGACATGGACATGGTGCGGATGAACCCGGCCGATGTCGTGCACGTGCGCGGGCCGGGCTGGTCCGGCCTGGAGGGTTGGAGCGTGATCCAGCTGGCCCGCAACAGCCTGGGGCTGGGGCTGGCCCAGGCGGAATACAGCAGCCGGTTCTACGCAGGCAGCGCGCGGCAATCCGTGGTCCTGGAGCACCCCGGCCGGCTGGGTGACGGCGTGGCCAAGCGCCTGCGCGAACAATGGGAAAAGATGGTCAGCGGGCTGTCCAACAGCCACCGCACCGCGGTGCTGGAGGAAGGCATGACGGCCAAGCCGCTGACCATCAGCGCCCGGGACAGCCAGCTGATCGAAGCCCGCGGGTTCAGCGTGCGGGAGGTTGCGAACTGGTTCGGGCTGCCCCCGCACAAGCTGGGCGATCCCACACGGACGAGCCACAGCAGCCTGGAGCAAGAAAACCAGGCATTCCTGGACGACAGCCTGGACGGCCGCATGGCCCCGTGGGAACACGAAACCCGGGCCAAGCTGCTGACGGAGCAGCAGCGGCGGACGCGTTCGCACACGATCGAGTTCCACCGCCAAAGCCTGGTCAAAGCGGACCTGGCCCAGCGGAACAGCAGCTACCAGATCGCCCTGGGCGGCGCCGGGTACCTGACCATCAACGAAGTGCGGCGGGCCGAGAACCGGCCGCCGCTGGCGGACCCGGCCGCGGACCAGGTGCTGGTCCCGCTGAACGTGGCCCCGCTGGGCAGCGCGACCGGCGGAACTGACGACGTGGCCGGCGATAACGTGGCCGGTGACCGCGGCGCGACCGGGAACGACCACGCCCCGCGCCCGTTGGGCTGGCTGGCGGCGGACGTGCTGCGGTGCTGCCGGCGGCTGGCGAAGGCGGCCGAACGGGCGGCCAAGCGCCCGGACGTGTTCGTGCCGTTCGTGGACGGGATGCACCAGGAGCACCGCAGCCACCTGATCGAATACCTGGAGCCGGCGGCGGCGTTCCTGAACCTGGACCCGAAACAGGCCGCTGACACCATCATGTCAGAAGCCCGTACGGCCCTGCTGACGGCCGCCGAAGTGCCGGCGGGTGATCTGCCGGATTCCGTGTTCGGCGCCATGACGGCCTGGTGTGACGCGTACCCGGGCCGCCTGGCCCATCACCTGCTGGAGCTGAACGGATGACCGATCGAGAACGACGAAGCAGCCGGCGCCCGCTGCAGCTGATGCGGGCCGCGGACGGCACGCCCACCGCCATCAGCGGGTACGCGGCCGTGTTCCACCGGGCGGACGACCCGGGCACGGAATACCAGCTGTGGGACGACATGGTGGAGCGCATCATGCCGGGCGCGTTCGACAGCGTGGCCCGGGAGGACGTGGCCGGCCTGTTCAACCACGACCCCAGCCAGCTGCTGGCCAGCACCTGGGCGGGCACCATGGAGCTGGACCAGGACGGCGTGGGGCTGCGGTACCGCATCCCCGTGGACATGAACCACCCGAAACACCGCGACCTGGTGCCCATGCTGGAGCGGGGCGACCTGGCCGGCAGTTCGTTTTCGTTCCAGGTGGCCAAGGGCGGGCAGCGGTTCGTGGAACAGGAGGACGGCCGGCTGGTGCGGGAAATCACGCGGGTGTCGCCGCTGTTCGACGTGGGGCCGGTGACGTTCCCGGCCTACACGGCGACCACGGCGGGCGTGCGAACCCAGGACGTGGCGGACGACGTGCGGCGGGAGGCGGCGGCCTGGCGTGCCCGCCGCACCCGCGTGGCGGTGCGCACCCGGCTGCTGGACCTGGACGGGCACGGCGGGTAATGTTCGGGCAGGTGGACGGCCAAGCCCGGACCACCCGCGAACACCCCCGTGGTGCCTCCCGGCCGCCGAGCCGGCAACGTAGGGCAG